TGCCAACGCAGCGGAGTATGGAACTTAAAATTTTAGAAATCAAAGAATCAATAATTACTAATCCTGACGGTTCGACAAAGATAGTTAAGACTACGAAGGTAACAGGAAAAGGTCAGCGATATTTTATTAATAAATTTTTAGAGAATAAATAGTTATTATTCCCCGGTTACGGCCGGGGAGAAAGGAAACAATGAAGAAAGTTAAGATAGATATCCCGTTAGAACTTTATACGGATAACGTGAGAAAAATTATTGAGCGCAGCCTTCGTGATTTGAATACAGAGCCGCCTTACATAGCATCTTACTTATGCGATCCTAAGTTTACCAGAACATATGCATCTTTAGGTTGTTTTGTAACAGCATGGATACCGCTGCCAGAACCGTATAGACCAGATGATTCTATGAAAGACGAGGAGAGATTAGTATTATGACAGGATCATGTCCAATATTATTCGAAAATAAGCAAGAGGAATACGGATTAACAGACAAGCAAGTAG